AGAAGATTCGAAACGCTCCAACAGAGCGGCAAGGGCAATACCAGCAATAGCGGCAAGAAACATAACTTCAATCATAATATATCTCCTTAAAAACAATCAAACTCAATCAACACGTATATGATAACAAGAAAGGGAACCACTGTCAATAGCAATTCCCTTTTTTTGTAATGAAAGTTTTTTATGAGTATATTAGTTATTCATATGCTTCAACAATCTCCTGCACGATACCTGACCGGACAATGTCCTCATTCTCAAATATGATGGTATTGACTCCATTAATATGGTCTAATTTATGCATAGCATCAACAAGGCCACATTCCCCTCGAATATCCTTTTGTGTCTTATCTCCGTTCACTATCACGGTACAGTTTTCACCGATGCGAGTGAGAAAAAGTTTCATCTGGAGTGGTGTACAGTTTTGTGCTTCATCAAGAACTATCCAGCAGTTTTTGAATGAACGTCCTCTCATATACGCTAGTGGAGCGGCCTCGATTCTGCCCGCTTTTGTGAGACCTGATACGTGTCCTTTGCCTAGTCTCTCTTCTAGTACGTCTTTAAATGGCTGAAAGTATGGTGCAAACTTATCTTCTAGTTCGCCTGGGAGGAATCCGAGATTTTCACCTGCTTCTTGTACAGGTCTTGTGACTACAATCTTGTCGGTATCACCATTCTTTAGTGCTTCTGCGGCGAGTGCGCCACATACATAAGTCTTTCCAGTTCCAGCTGGACCACAGCCGAATGTGATTGGATTGTTTTTGATTGACTTGATATAAGTCAGTTGTTTGCCGTTGAGTGGTTTTAACGGTTCATCATTTTTTGGTATTGTGTAATCCTTCAAAAATTCAATTACTTCGTGTGCTTGTTCTAAATGCTCGTGATTGGTATGGTCAACCTTTCCTCGTTTGAGATCACGTAAAAATGACCGTTTTTGCTTCTTTGTCATAAAGAATCCTTGTTAAGTTAAAAGTAAATCTTATATCATAACGAAAACGAATCCTCCTTTTGCTAGTCTAATCATTGATATTTATAAAAAAAGCCCTCACGAGGAGGGCTTTGGTCTATGTCTTTGATCTTTCTTCAAACAGCCATCGATATACTCTAGGGCCTGGGCAATTCATTAACCACATTGCATACAATGCTTTAATGTTATCTTTTACGTTAAAACCGAACAATTCCATATCATTTAACTCCAATATCCGTTTGATTGGTTATAAGCCTCAATCTCTGAGTCAGTGTATCGACCACAAGGAAGTGTTCCTGGCGCTGGGAAGTTATATGTTTCCTCATCAAAATCGATATAATTCTGGGCCTCTGAATCCACTGAATCATATTCAGTCATCCAAGTGCCTTCATACATCTTATCGAACCAAGAAAGAGTGGATAATTGTTGATCCTGGAAGAGAGTTGTATCCGCGTTTGCTGTACCAATCATTGACATCAGTAGAGCGATTGTTGTAAGTGAAATCCTTTTCATTTGTATCTCCATATTCTGTATTATTATATTAGACTATTCTAATATAGATATTTATAAAAAAGGGGAGGTATAATACCCTCCCCCTTATTATGTGTATTCTTCTTTTTAGAAGTTTACACGAACTCCTGTTTGCCAAGTGTTATCAGCATCAGTTGATACGTCCTTCACGTTAATGTAAGCAGAAGTCTTGCTTGAGAAGTTATGAACAGCCTCAAGAATCTTAGTGTCAGCACCACCATCTACGTCTTGGTATCCACCCTTAATAGTGTTTTGGCCCAAGTCAATAGATGCTACAGCGTTCAGAGTATCAGTCTCAACACCAGCGGCAGTTTCGTCAGTCTCGAACGTACCAGCAACAGCGATATCACCCAACTGAGTAGAACCACCAACAATACGGGTTTCAATATCAGTATTCTTATCCTTTGCGTAAGCACCAACTAGGTCGATATAACCAACAGATACAGAGGCACCCACTTCATATGAATCAGTAACATCTTCACCGTTAGACCCGTCAGAAACAACAGCACCAACAAGATTAACACCACCTACAGCAAGTGAACCCTTAACTGTATTAGAGTTTCGAGCGGCACCATCTGTAGTCAGAGAAGAGCCCTCAAAAATATCTACAGTGTTGGCAGATAGTGTTTTCTGTACATTTGGCATACGACCAACTGATACTGTAGCACCACCAAGTTCAAGACCAACATATGCGTCCTTAGTAGTTGTGGCATTTGCGCCTTCTGAATCAACATCAATTGAGATTACACCAAAAGCGTTTGTTTCTGGACTAATAGCATCATTTACCTTAACACCAACAAAAGTGTCGCCATTTACGATATCAGATACTCCGCCAACTTTCTGGTATGCTTGTTCAACAGAACCAAATACAGTAGCATCAGCTTGAGCATCACCATTACAGCCAGCAAGTAGAATTGTAGAAGCAACAACAGTTGCGATTAAAGATTTTTTCATAACATTTCCTTATCTTAGTTTAACAAATTACTTCGCAATTGGATACGAAGGATTTACCCCATAGTAGTATGGAGTAGAGTTGTACTGAGTATCATTGATACCTTGTACACGACTATTTGATTCGCCATCCATATCAGCTTCAAAATCAGAACGAGCCTTTCCAGATGCGTTAATAGTCATAGAGAAGTTACCCTCAGCGTCACCATTTCCCTTTCCAGCACCACGACCACGGCCATCGAAAGCACCGTCAGCATTATTATTAAGATAACCATTCTGATTATCATCTCCACCGAAGAAAGCAGAAGCAGTTCCAGCGAAAAGAGTCATAGCAACAGCAGTAGTAATTAAAGTTTTCATATTAGTATCTCCTAATTTATTTATAAGTAAAAAATATTAAAAAAGCAACAATTTTGTTGTCTTTATACAACAAAGAAGTATTAAAGTATTCAATAATTTTCTTTAATATCTCATTGTTAATATGTATACAATTATATCATAATTTTCTAATATAGTCAAGTGTTTTTACACTTAAATTTTTTATAATCAATTAGTTTTACTTATGACTCATTCCACAATCATCAATATGTGGATTGAAATAATCATCAGAGTTTATAGATTTATCACAAATATACAGGTCAAAGGATGGTTTATGTCCAACCAATAAATCGTGATACTTGGCGCCCCATCCTTTGAGTTGCGCTTTAGTAAGTTCTGTATGATCAATTCCAGAGAATCCACCACGACCAGTCCAGTATGTGATACGATGTCCTAAATTATATAGTTTGTTTATTTCGGCGATTCTATCCATCAATGGTCTAGCATCATCATACGGCTTTGTATTAGTACATATAGTGCCGTCAATATCTACATAGATATTTTTCATACTCGTGATCCGATTGCTCCTACTTCAACTACTTCTTCACCAATAGATTCTAATAATGTAGTGATATCTTCTGCTCTATCTTCATCAACAACCATCACCATACCAATTCCATCATTGAATACACGAATCATTTCTTGGTCAGAAATATTACCATACTTCTGAATCCATTTAAACTCTTCTGGACGATCCCATTCACCATACCAAACAGGACGTAGATTGACATCTTCACCAAGGAGCCTTAGAACATTATCACGACCGCCACCAGTGATATGAGCAATACCATTTACTGATTCTCTATATTTTCGTAAAACACTTAGAACAGAGGTAACATAAATTTTAGTTGGTGTCAATAGTTTTTTAAGAATTCCAGTTGGTCGTGGTTTACTTGAGTGTTCCTCCCATACACTTCTAATCAAAGAATACCCATTTGAATGGAAGCCAGACGACTTCAATCCAAGAATAATGTTTCCGTTCGTGATTGCGGAACCATCAATATATTCATCTTTCTTAACAGCACCAACTCCGAATCCAGCAACATCAAAATCCCCGAGATCATATGTATCTGGCATAATAGCAGTCTCACCACCAATCAAAGGAACATTGGCACCACATTGAGAGAGTCCTTCATTAATACCATTTACTAAATTTAGCATATCATCATCTGCTAAATCGTGGACCGCTAGATAATCATTCATAAATAATGGTACAGCACCACAACAAACAATATCATTCATAACCATTGCAACTAAATCAATACCAAGATTATTGATACTAACTCCATCATATTCTTTATGGTCAAGATAAAGTTTAATTTTAGACCCAATACCATCGCTGGATGATACTAGATAATCGTCACCAATATCATATGCTCCTGAATAGCCTCCTAACCACGGCATCTTTGCGGCTAGTTTAGCGTTGAACATATCTTGGTCTTGTAGACTCACTCCAGATGATTGATAATCCATAATTACATTTTTCCTTTATTGTACCAGCCAGAGCCTTTCAGTTGAAATCCACTGGGCTGCATTACTCTTTTTAATTCTAATTCTCTACAGCGTGGACACTTTTCAAGAGAATCCTCGGTTATCTTTTGAACCTCTTCAAACTCATAATCACACGCTTTACATCTATAAACATATGTTGGCATTACCACTTCTCCAATGGACAACTTGAGGACCGCATTCTCGCTTTCGTATTGAGCATACAACCACAAACATTACAATAATTAATCCACCCCCGATTCATTAAGTCTCGAACGTGTTCACATTCAGCACATATCGCAAGACGTTTTTCCTTTATCTCTTTCGTCTTAGCAATATGTATATCTTCAAATCGACCCACTACATTCACCACAGTCATAATTTTGAAGAGCATCTTTCATTTTCTTGATTCCAGCAAGATAACCTTGCTGATACGCTTCCTTAGACTTTTTTCGTTCTTCATCTAGTAGTTTTACAATCGATTTACCAGAAGAAATCTCACGAAAAATATCTGGATATTGTTCTGTTATCAAACTCATATGTTGTCTGGCTCCGTTTTATCTAGTCTCAACTCTTCAAAAATTGGCAAGAATAGCGAGGATGTTACACTGTTCTTATCTTTGATTTTCTCATTATACTTGACTGTAATAATCTTTCCAACGATATCTTCTGGCTTCATTTCTCTATCTTCATCAGTGAATCCAGAGCCGATATTCACTTGGACAGTATGATCTTTAGTAGTACAGGTTACTGATCCTAATTTACCCTCATATTTACCAGTACCTTCATTCCACGCTTGAACAAGTAAATCAACTTCAAGTTCTGCTTTCATTTTGACTTGGAACTTGGAACGCTTATCTTCCCAAGGGGCATCACCATTCTTAACAATAATACCCTCTTCACCAGCATCCAGAGCCTCTTCGAATAGAACTTGCGCCTGTTCAAAATCATCAACTGGAATAGTGTCAATAACCTGAATCAAGTGTTCCTCTTGTGTATTATACACATCTTCCATTCGCTTGACAAGTACATCTACTCTATCAAAATATGGAATAGTACATTTACCTGCCTTGAAATCATCAATAGGAATCATATCCCAGGCGACCATTCGTACTCTACTGGCCTCTTCTTCCGAGATTGTTCCCTTAACTGCTTTGTTGAGAATTCCATTGCCAGTTTTGCGGTCAAGAATTTTTCCATCATCATCAAGGACAATCAACTCACCATCAATCACTGCTCCACGATAATGATCAAGATTGTCTAGTGTAGCAGGCTTATGGAAGATACTTTGGACGTATTTATCGAAGTGATTCAATAAATCAACAGTCTTCCCACTTCGACTCCTGATTTCAACACTACCGTTTTCTTTCATAATGATATTTGCTCTCATTCCGTCCATCTTCAACTGGACAAGAGCAGGATATTTTATAGACTCAAAGTTTTTAGAGTTATACGAAGATGCCAACATACAAGGATATTTCTCAATAAATCCCTTACCAAATACTTTATTGACTGTAGCAACAGATACACCACACTTCAGGTCCTTCTGTATAACTCGTTTAATAACTTCTGCATTACAAGGGGTTACACGTCCAAGAACACTCTTTAGGAGCTTAATGGCATCGTTACCAGTCACTTTCCTAGATGATAAATCGTCTAACATATCTAATGCCCAATCAAGATCCTTGATAAATTCCTTCTCATCATATTCAGGAATCTTTTTGATATAATATTGAGTATATGGATCAAGGGTAGCTTTAATCACTCGTTTGAGAATTCGACTATCTTTATTATCTCCCAACACTTTTAATTTGAAGAGTCTTGAGTTATCTGACTCCAGTTTATTCAACACATCAATTACAGTACAAAATTCATTCATAATAAAATTATGTGGCTCTTTCAACCACAAATATTCTCCATTCATTAAAAGTCAGTTATCACATCAATCAAATTATTCAATTTATTCATAACCATATAATTATATAGTTTCTTTCTCTCACCTTTGGGATCTTTCTCAAATGCTTTTTGTATATCAGCCACAAGCAATTCCGGAATGCGTTCAAAATTAACCAGTTGATCATTTCTATCCCATCGTTCACCCATTTCAGCATTTTCACAAATCTCTTCTGGTTTCTGAGTCAACCAAACTTCAAGTTTCTTCTTACTGATCGGCTTCTGGCGAATGCCATCTACAAGGTCTTTGTCACCAGAAAGAAAATTAGGAATGCCATCGCCTCGGTCGCCACGAATTGTATGCTCTTTAGCATATGCAATTGGATTCGGATGTCTAACAAACTTCTTTTGCATTGGAGAATACTGCTGGACTCCCTTATACTTATGAAGTTGGATGAAGTCTTTATCACTAGAAAGAATCAGAATCTTTTCATTCTTGTGTTCATACTTACATAATACACCAATAACATCATCAGCTTCGGCCCCCATCACTTCAATATACTTGTATGGGAAGTTCTCTTTTAGTTCTGTTCTAATCTTATCAAAGATGCCAAAGATGATTGTCCAATCAAAGGCACTCTTTTCACGACCAGCTTTTCTACCAGCCTTGTACCAAGGGAACACATCTTTTCTCCAATAATGCCTACTATCAGAACAAATCACAAGTTCACCATATGTCTTACCAAACTGCTTTCTATAGTTTCGTAGCGTGTTTAGTACCATATGTCTTAGCAAGTCCTCAGAAACATCATTTTGAGTCTTTGCATTCATCATCAAGTTACTAATCATAACCTGATTAAAATCAATAAGTATCATTCAAATTCCTCTAATATATCAAACATCAAATTTCTCAACCCTTCGAGGTCAGTGATTTTAACATTTTTTAACTCAAGTTGAGTTACTTCATTCTTAAATTTCAGCATTCCAATTTCAAGACCAACATCATCTTTTTTCTTTGAGTCAGGCATTTCTTCTGGTATACTATCTACAAATTCCACTATAAAGCCCTTAGTTCTTTCATAAACTCTTTTTTAGTATTCACTTTCTTCCATTTCTGAATCTGCTTATAAAGTGCTGTGCCCTCTTTCTTCAATTTTGTCAACTCATCATTACAAAGAGAGTAAATAGGCATTTTTATCAACACATCAATTATATCAGACTCGAAGTGTGGTGTCAACTCTTTTTTGATTTCCTTTCGATTCTTGTTGTTGAAGTCAAGTGTGCCATCAAGCACCATTTCAATAAACTGAATCTTCGCTTGAAGAATTCCAAGGTCTTCTGTACCAACAGAAATCAAATGAGTATATCTTTCATCATATTTAGTAATACGATAATCACAAAAATCCTGAATAATCTCATTAGGACTGTCATACACCCTTAACTGTCCATCGGGATTGATTACAGTCAAATTCTCATTTAATTTCTTCTTCAACTTGAACATAGAAACAATCTGATTATTGGTCAATTTCTTACCACGTTTCAGAGTTAGTTCAAATTTGAATCCAGACTTATCACATCTGTCCACATATGATACAATCTTGCCATCATCTTCCAATTTATCAAGTACCTGAACATAAGATTCACGATTGAATCCAATAGGAACTTCTGTGATAATTAACTTAGTTTGTGATTGAACAATGAACGCTCCCTCACAATACATATTATCATTCTCTTCATATATTTCTCCAGAGAAATCTGGATATGAGGGTAGAAGTGGGTCTTGGAGAATGTCTTTACCATTCAAATGTTTTACACATAATTCAGCAATCTCTTTTGGATCACGAGGTTGAATTTCGGTGGCGAATCCAACAGCAATACCCTTAATACCATTTACAAGCACCCAAGGAATAATTGGAAGATAGAACGCTGGTTCTGGATCTTCTGGATCCAATGATTTATCAGCGACCACTGTATCTGAAAAATAAGCATCAAAGTTCTTACTCATCTTAACATAAGTGTATCGTGGCGCGGCAGCTTCCGGAACAAGTCTTGAACCAAACGAACCCTCACCATCAAGCAAAGGTACGTTATTTGCGTATGGTTGGACCATCTTAGTGATAGCATCATTCAAAGACGCATCCCCATGGTGATAGTTCGCCTGAGAGATTGTATTACCACTCAACGATGCGGTTTTGATACGATTACTATTAGCAGTCTTTAATGCTGTATAAAGAATTTTACGTTGGGATGGTTTAAGGCCATCAATCATATGTGGAATTGCCCGAGAGTACAGAACGTACTTCGAATAATCCTTATATTGTCCATCAATCAGTTCTGTTACATTCATACCATTAACCATTGTTTACGTGGAGCAGAATTCTTACCGAATGC